TAATAAACCAGTAGTGGTAAATGTCCCTTGTATGGAAATGTACGGCGAAACCTGTCCAATACTTAGTGAAGTACGTGGCTGGTTCAAAGATCCTAGTCTAGAAGATATGGGTCGTAAATATTGGAAGAAACGTAGTTATATTTTCCAAGGCTTTGTAGTAGAAGATGGTCTAAAAGAAGAAACTAGGCCTGAAAATCCGATTAGACGATTCATTATTGGTCCTCAGATTTTCCAACTTATTCGTGGTGCCTTGCTTGATCCAGAAATGGATGATCTTCCTACCGACACTGTTAATGGTGTTGATTTTAAATTAATCAAAACCAGCAAAGGTGGTTATGCGGATTATAGCACCAGTAAATGGAGCCGTCGTAGTCGACCATTAGGTGATAATGAAACCAGTGCCATTGAAAAACACGGGTTATTTAATCTTAAAGACTACTTGCCTAAAAAACCAGGAAATGTAGAAGTTCAAGTAATCAAAGAAATGTTTGAAGCAAGTGTCGATGGCGAACCATTTGATATGGAACGTTGGGGACAATATTTCAAGCCCGCAGGAATGAGTTCAGCTACAGGTGATCCAGCTGCTCGTTCAAGTAAACCAACAGCAGCAGTAGAAGAAGAATACGATGATGAACCAGCTGTTACAAAAACAGCACCTGCCCCAAAAGCAGAAGAATCAAAGCCTGCTAACGCAGGTGGCAGCAAGGCAGAAGATATCCTTGCTATGATTCGCAATCGTAAGCAACAATAAATTACAGGCTAGGTTAACCCCTAGCCTTCTTCTCGGAGAACAGTAATGGCAAAAACAATAAAAATTAATGAAAACTTTTCTCTGAATTACAGTAGTCGTGAAGCAGACAGTGGAGATACTGTTATGGATTGTAACATTAACTTTGATAATCCTAAAGATGACTCAACGGTAATTCATAGATTGAATACTTGGCTTAAAGCCATTGGTAGAACTGACATTGAAGTTATACCAAAAGAATATCCTAAAGGAATAAAGTAATGGCAACAAAACCTTTCGATTTAAGTAAATTTCGTAAGACTTTAACAAAGAGTATTGATGGACTTGGCGTAGGATTTAATGATCCTACAGACTGGGTAAGCACAGGTAATTACGCTTTAAACTATTTGATTAGTGGCGACTTTCATAAAGGTATCCCATTGGGTAAGGTTACTGTGTTTGCTGGTGAAAGTGGTGCAGGTAAGAGTTATATTTGTTCAGGTAACATTATTAAACACGCACAGGAACAGGGTATATATGTTGTCTTAGTTGACAGTGAAAATGCTTTAGATCAGGCTTGGTTAAATGCGTTAGGTGTTGACACTGATGAAAACAAGCTTCTTAAGCTTAATATGGCAATGATTGATGATGTTGCTAAGACTATCAATGAATTTATGAAAGAATATAAGGCTATGCCAGAAGAGGCCAAGCCAAAGGTATTATTTGTCATTGATAGCTTGGGTATGTTGTTGACGCCAACAGATGTTAATCAATTTGAGGCAGGAGACTTAAAAGGTGATATGGGTCGTAAGCCTAAAGCACTAACAGCATTAGTGCGTAATTGTGTTAATATGTTTGGCAGTCATAACATTGGGTTAGTAGCTACTAACCATACATATGCTAGTCAAGATATGTTCGATCCAGACGATAAAATTTCAGGAGGGCAAGGGTTTATCTATGCAAGTAGTATTGTAGTAGCTATGCGTAAATTGAAATTAAAAGTTGATGAAGACGGTAATAAGACTTCACAAGTACATGGAATTCGTGCTGCTTGTAAAGTTATGAAAACTAGATATGCAAAACCTTTTGAAACTATGGAAGTCGAGATTCCATATAAAACTGGAATGAATCCTTGTAGTGGTCTAGTAGATTTATTTGAAAAAGAAGGACTGTTAGTTCAACAAGGAAACAGGCTTAAATTTGTTGACAGCTCGGGTAAAGAACATTTATACTACAGAAAAGAATGGAAAGATGATAAATTACATATGATAATGGATGACTTCCATAACCATAAAAAACAAACTGTAGATCAACCCGAGGAGCTTATAGAAAATGAATGAAAATCAAATTGCTGATATCTGGATGCTATTTAAAGAGTATGTTGATAAAAAGCTTATAGAAGCTGTAGCAGAAAGGTATGTAGATCTTTTAGCTGACTTAGGAATTCCTGACAAAGTAATGGAATCCGCTGCCGGTATTGATGACGACTTAGATACTGCTATAGAATATTATCTAGATCAAGGCAATGATGAAGAAGAAGATTATGAAGAAGATAACTGGGATTACGAAGACGACGAATGAATTGGTATTCAAAAATATCTAAGGATATCGGGCACATTCCAGATGCTGTAGCATATTACGAAACTGAATTACAGGCAGCACGAAGTGACAGCCGTATAATGGGTAATATCGAAAAAGCAGCTGCCAGTATGCCTGGTATTGTCGAGCATAGATTTGGACAGCTTCAAGAAATTGAAGCTATCCTTGAATATTTACATATTGAATTACGACGCTTAAAAAGTCGTTTTTTCCGCAAATATCTTGAAAACTATCAACGTGCTTTAAGTAGTCGAGACTGTGAAAAATTTGTAGATGGAGAGGACGATGTCGTTGATTTTGAAAAAATTATTAACGAGTTTGCTTTGATACGTAATAAATGGCTAGGAGTAACTAAAGCACTTGATCAAAAACAATGGATGCTAACTAATATAGTTAAACTTAGAGTAGCAGGTATGGAAGATGCTACTCTTTAAGTTTCCACGAAGCTATATTGAATCTGTAGACGCTGGAGCTGAATTTCATAAAACTTACAAAATTTGGGCCGGAAAAGCTACAATGAATTATAAAGATCTTTTAAAAGATCTTGTAAACAAGTATCAAATAAAAACTTTGTTAGATTTTGGATGTGGTAAAGGTCTCCAATATACTAAACACAAATTAGATAAATTCTTAAATGTTCAAGCAACAGCATATGATCCTTGCCTAAACGGATTAGAAAATTGGCCTAAAAGTCAATTCGATATGGTAATTTGTTTAGACTGCTTGCCTTATATTGATACTAGAGATTATGAGTGGTTATATAATCAACTAGACACTTGGGCATCCAAACTCGTTGTACTTGGGGTGCAATTAAACAATATTCCAAACTCGACTAATAAAAGTAGTATTACCTCGAATATACAAAAAATTACAGATTTAGCAGACATAATTAACCCTATACCTAAGCAATCACAATCTAAATTCGTTATTATCAATAATTTTAAGATTGTTAACTAAATATCCTGGATGAAAAGGCAAAATTTTAATAGCTTAAAACTTAATGATTCGCATACAGAAAAAGTAGAACGAACCTGGGGCTATTGGATCGTTTTAGAAGAAGGTCCTGGCTACAAAGTTAAAAGATTAATTATTAACCCAGGGCAGTGTCTTTCGATGCAGAGACATAACTTTAGAACAGAACATTGGTACGTGCTAAAAGGTCAATGCGAAATAGAAACGGAATATCAAGGTATACAAGACCGTGTAGTCAAACGTCAGAATGAAACTTATATAATCGGTAAACAGGTTTGGCATCAAGGAAAAAATAGCTCTAATGAACCGTGCCACATATTAGAAGTTCAGTTTGGTGAATCCTGTGTCGAAGAGGATATCGAAAGAAAATGATTAAGATCTTTATCGGCTATGATCAACGAGAAATTGTAGCTTATCATGTTTGCAGTAATAGTATCATTAGACATTCATCACAGCCTATAACTATAAGCCCGTTAGCATTAAATCTATTAAGAGATTACAAAGAACTGCACACAGATGGCAGTAATAATTTTATTTACAGTCGATTCTTAGTTCCTTACCTAATGGATTACAATGGTTGGGCTATTTTCATAGACGGTGATATGATTTTACGAGATGATATTAATAATCTATGGAATTTAAGAGACGATAATTATGCTGTAAAAGTAGTTAAACATAACTATAAAACCCGAATGCCTATCAAATATTTAGGTGCAAAAAATGAAGACTATCCTTGTAAAAACTGGTCTAGTGTTATACTTTGGAACTGTGGCCATCCTAAAAATAAAATATTGACTCCTGAATTTGTCCAATCAGCTACTGGAGCACAACTACATCGATTCACTTGGTTAAATGAAAGCACAGACATAGGAAATTTGCCGATAGAATGGAATTGGCTTCCAGATGAGCTCGGAGAAAATCAAAATGCTAAACTATTACACTATACACTAGGTCTACCTAGTTTTTACGAATTTGCTAATACGCCAATGGCAGAGGAGTGGCATCGAGAGCGTATACTTACAAATTACTGCCAACAAAGGTTATAAAATGAGTGATGACGATAATCATATTTTAAATTTATTTGTTAGATCAACTAATGGTGCTATCACACGAGATATTGAATCCGACCTGCCCCTGGCTGTAAGAGGTATTGCAAAGAAAAAAAATATTAAACTAAGCGAAAAAAATGGTAGAGACTACTATTATGTCGATACCGGTTACTTTGGAAACTTTCCGAGCGTTGGCAATACCACAGGGAAAAAACTATATCATAGAATAGTTAAAAATAATCTTCAACATACTGAAAGTCGAAAAGTATTACCAGATCGTTGGAACAAATTAGTAGGGCAAGATCCTAGATTAGAGTGGACAGGCTGGAAACATGGTGGTAAAAAAATATTGTTAATACTTCCTAACCCTAAAGCTTGTAATTTTTACGGCATCGATTGTCAAACTTGGATCGATAATACTACAGCTAGTATTAAAAAATACTCAAACTTTCCTATTGAAATACGAGAAAAAGGATCAAGGGTATATAGGAATTTTGAATATTCAATATATGATGCCTTTGACACTGGAGTTTATGCAACAGTCTGCTTTAATAGTATTGCCGCAGTAGAAAGTATCTTATACGGAATTCCAGCATTTGTTAGTGTGCCGTGCGCAGCTAGCCCGCTTGCTAATACTGATCTTGCTAATTTGCCAAATCCTTGGAGACCGTCTGGAGACCAGATACTTGAACAATGCCAAAATTTAGCATATGGTCAATTTACTGTAGACGAGATAGCCGATGGTACTGCTTGGAGAATACTAAATGAAACTTCTAATTAATGATAAAGAAGTTGTTGCATTTTTAGTTGACCTAATAACCAGTAAAGTTAAATTTTATGATTTCCCCGAACCCACTTGGCCTACAATAACAGAAAACGCAGAACGTCTTAAAATAGCCTATGATAAAAATAAACGGTGGAATAAAAATTTTAACAAAGAAGAAGAGATTGATAAAATTAAGAGAAAGGTCTTAAAATACCTAAATGCTGATATGAAAGAATATGAAATTCTTTCTATTGAAATAATAAGAC